CAGCACACTGAAACCGTGTACTTTTATCATAAGAGTTAGTCCAGGCAAACATCATACCCATTTCTGGATCCTGATCTGACGCAAGGTGATATACTCCTTGTGCTACTTTAGCATTCATATTTGCTCTGTAAAGTTCTTTTGTAATTGTAAAGCCGCTTTTGTCTAATAGAGTTTTAGTAACATCTATGACATCTTTATGAGGAATAACTGTGTAAGTTTTTCCATGACTTGGTAGTGGTGCTGCCACTAACATGTCTCTTGTAGTAGTTGTTGGTCTTGTGTATCCCATAATTTTAGTTGATTTATTGCCAATAGGGGACCGTGCACGAATGAAGTGTAACCACGACCTTTGGCCCCCCTTGGACTTATTTACAAATATAATAATAAAACTTATTCAAACAACAATAATTGGTTGTTTTTTATACCAATTATGTTATTTATTTCTTTCTCAATTGCATTTAAATAGTATTTCTCATTAATGTCATAGTCTGACCATTTTTTATTTTCTATCTTATTCATTACAGTTTGGACCCATTGCCCAGACTCTAATTGAATTTCTCTTTGATCATTCTTATTTATCTTAACAATTTTACAACCTTTATTTGAAATATAATATCTATTAATTTTTTGCAGTTCATCTTTTTGTGCAATTTTATCTTTAACATATATAGCATGTTGTCTCCATGCTCCTTTAGATTTAGCTCCTATACAATAATCAAGAATATTTCTATTATGTTTTATTGTATATTCCGGTAAAGTTCCATCAACAAAGTAAGCGTACAATGCTTTTGGAATGATCAGTTTAGATTTGTTTTTATGAAGAGCTAACCCTTCAAATTCAAATCTACCTTTACATTTAGCTTTACCATTAGTGTCAACAGCTATATAGTTATTAACATCAGCTAATACTAGTTTACTATATTGATCGTGTTCAAGATTGAGACCAGTTATTTGTTCCCATTCTTTACATACCTCCATATATGTATTAACATATTCTTTTGGTATAATAGTTTCAACACCATCAGTATTTTGCATCAAAGCAACAGCATCTGGTATCCTAGTCATAATCATTTCATATAACATCATTAATGTAAGTTGACCATTAACAGTAATAAACATAGTAAACTGCGGATCATATAGAAAAGAGTTTTTATCATTGCTCAGCCCGTAAGTTGAGTTTAAAATAATTTTATATACATAGTTCATTGGATCACTCTTTGGTATCTTCTTTCTTTCATCAAAGAACCATTTATATAATTCACAAAACTTTTCTTTAGGTATATGAGCTGGTGCATATTGATT